GTGGATGTGCTCGGCGAGACCGGCGCAGACAGTGTGACGTTCTTTAGTTTGGACATTGACCGCTACGCGCGGTTTATCCGCGAGCGGGGTGTGAAAGTTTGGTTGATGCTGCAATGGGATGGTGCGGGCGAGGAAATTTTGCCAAAAATTGAGCAATACGTGCGGGACTGCATTGCCGCGTTTGGCCGGGAGAACCTGAAGGGTGTGAATTTGGGCGATGAGTGGGACTGGAAGATACGGGAAGCCAGCGCGGGGACGGTGGCGATGCGGCTGCGGAGCGAAGTTGGCGGCGCCACGCTACGCGGGCTGGGCACAGGGCATCGCTGGATGGAGCGCGAGGCACTTTCTAAAAAGGAGCGTGTTTTGGCGGCTGCGAATTTGGCAAGCCCGCGCAACTATTCGCCGGAGATGGCGCGAAAGCGCAACGAGGCGGTTAAGGCGGTTGACCCCACATTGGAAACGTGGATTAACGTGATTGGGGACACGAGCAATTACATCGTGGAGGCGCGGACATATGCGGATTCTGGCGCGGATCACGTGACGTTTGACTATTACTCTCGCATTTGCGAGAACGCGGATGGTTGCGCTGGATGGTGCGCGCCGCAACCCGAAACGTCGCTGGCGTTGACACACATTTGCGCGTGGTTTGCAGAGAAGCCACTGGCGAGGAATCAAAAGTGGGGGCTGGGGGTGCAGTGCTTTGACATGGTTGCCTGCCAGCAGATGCCGCGCACGACCGCCGCGCTGATGCGGGCCGATTTTGACCGGGCCGCGCCTCTGGGTGATATAGGGCTGGTGTATGCGTATTGCTGGAGCGATTTTGGGAGCAACCGCAACGACCTGATGCGCGAGCCGAAGTTGAGGCCGGAATGCAAGGTGTTTTTTGACGGGCTGGAAATATCCCACCCCCAACCCCTGCCAGAGGGAGGGGGGAAAGGCGCGGTGTTTGAGCCGAGCAGCGTGAGTGTGCGGGTTGGCGAGGTGTTTCCGGTGCGGGTGGTTTTGCCCGCCGGGCGCGCCATTGCGCGGTTTGTGATTGAACCGCAAGATTTGATTGATGGTTGGCCCGCAGAGCTGCCGCCCGGCGCGGCGGGATGGACGATTAACGGGCGGAAGCCCGGCAAGGGCGCCATCACCTGCGCGCTGGATGACGGCGCGGAGAGCGCACTTGAGTTTGAGGTGCGAGGTGCGGAGCGCGCGCCGCGCAAATTTACCGCGACATTTACATTTGATGATGGTACGGTGATGAATGTGGCGGGCGAGGAGGTGGTGGCGTGAAGGCAATTTCGCAGAGAGACCCGCGCTGGGCGGATGAAAAGCTGGGCACAAGCGCGGAAACGATTGGCGGGTATGGATGCCTCATCACCGATATTGCGATGATGGCAAATGAAGCGGGCGACCCGGTTACGCCGAGTGAGCTGAACGCACGACTGATAAAAGCGGGCGGGTATGCAGACGGCAATCTGCTGATTTTTGCGGACGTGAGCAAGGCCGCCAATGCGCTGACGATGACAAAGCTCATCTCGTGCGAGGAGATTCCCGCGCCAATGGACGAAATTGACGCGCGACTGGCTGCGGGCGAGATGGCGGCGGTGGAGGTGTGGTTTGAGCGGGCGCGGAAAAATAAGCACTGGGTGCTGCTGTATGGCAAAGCGGGCAATTCGTATTTGATTGCTGACCCGTGGGACGGGCAGTTAAAGCGACTGAGCGATTACGGGTTTGGCGCGTGGAGCGCGGCCACCATCATCCGCCGGGCCGTGTTTTACAGGCTGAACCGCACGGCGGGCATGAGCGCCATCAACGCGGAAGGGGTGCGGCTGCGGGCCGCACCGGGCGGAAAGATTTTGGGGCAGTTGCCGGCGGGAACGCCGGTGCGGATTTTGGAGAATGGCCGCGAGTGGACGCGGGTCGCGGTCGAGGGGTTTGTGGCGACGCAGTTCGTGGGGGCTGTGCCGGAGGTAGCGCCTATCCCACAGCCCACCCCGCCGATGCCGCCACCGGCATCGGTCAATCCCTACCAGGGGGAGGGGAGAGCGCGGCTTGGAGTGAATGTGTTAAACCGCCACGAAGAAGTGGCGCTTCCGCTGGCCCAGCGCGGATGCCGCTTTTTCATGGTGTTGAACAATCCGGGGTTTGCCTCACGCATCAAAAATGAATACCCCGATGCGGTGGTGATGGTGAGGCGGCACTGGAATCGCCAGATGCCGAGCGTTGAAGCTGCAATTGCGGGGATGGAGGGCTGCCATGACCCGCGCCTGATTTACACAGGAATAAACGAGGGCGATGAGTGCGGGCAGGGCACGGTGGAGCAAATTCGCCAGCGGGCGGAATTTGACATCGCGCTCGCCCGGCGCATCAAGGAAATCAGCGGGGCGACCTATGCGGCGGGCACGTTTAGCATGGGCACCCCGGACTTTACCCAGCCGCAAATTTGTTCGGACATCCGCGCGTTGTATGCCGAGGCGTATAACAGCGGCTTAATTTGGTGGGATCACCATCTTTATTCTCCCGTCATTGACCACATCTACTTGGACAACGAATTGCAGTGGTATGAGACGCGCTGGCAATTTTTGTTTACTCGCTGCGGCTTTAACCCAGCCAGCGCGAGCCGCGTGGTGTGCAGCGAGACCGGCGAGGACGAGGGCGGCTGGGGCGGGTTCCCGGCGCACGGGCGGAATGAAGACCAAGTGGCGGCGTGGGGGCGTCGCTTTGTTGAGGTGCAGGGCCGCCCGCTGGTTGTGGATGGTGTGGCGTATCCCTCGCCGTTTGTGGGCGGGGCGATTTTTCAGGTGGGAAACCGGGAAGACTGGGCGGGTTACAACGTTGAAGGACTTCTCGGAAAAGTGAGTTGGAAATAAGAAATAAGAAATAAGAAGGAGATTTGAGATGTTCACGATTGGATTGAATGCGGATTTGTTGGCGGCGGTGGCGGGGATGGTGATCTCGCTGGTGTGCTCGTATGTGCCGGGGATTGCGCCGCGCTGGGCCGGGTTGGACGGCGCGTGGAAGCGGTTGATCATGGCGCTGGCGCTGATTTTTGTTTCGGCCATCATCGTGGCGCTGAGTTGCGCGGGCATTTTGCAGGGGGTGGAGTGCTCGCAGAAGGGGATTTGGGCTGTGCTGAGCGCGTTGTTTTCTGCGCTGGTGGTGAACCAGAGCGTGTATGCCATCACGGCGCGAAGCGACAAGATTCCGGTGCGGGTGATTGGCGAAGTGAGCTGAGGTAGACGTGGGAACGAACGACCTGACAGTGATTGGTCAGTTTATTCAAGACCAAGGTTTGCTGACGCTGATGCTGCTGGGATTTGGCGCGTTCTTTGCATTCAAGGTGTTTCCGTGGGTGCAGGATTTGAGCGCACAGTGGATCGCCATCCAGAAGGAGCGCACGACCAAAAATGATGAGCGCATGGAGCGATGGGTGACGACTATTGACCAGAATGGCGGCGCCTTGCGTGAGTTGACGCAGTTGATTGAGGCGCAGCACACTGAGGTTATGCGCAGGCTTGAATCGCTTGACAGAAAATGAAAGAGATTGAGCGCATCGCCCTGGGCGATCTCGCGCTGATGCCGCGCGAGGTGGTGCCTGTTCTGCCTGTTAGCAGGTGAGATGTGAGTGACACGCAAAACAACGAAACGCGAGACGAAAACGGACGGTTTAGGCCGGGCGCAAGCGGCAACCCGCACGGCAGGCCGCCCAAAGCGCGGGAGCAAGCCTACCTCGACACGCTCAAAGAAAGACTTGGGCTTGAAGCGTGGGCAGAAATCGTCGACAAAGCCATCAAAGACGCGCAGGTCGGCGACGACAAGGCGCGGGCGTGGCTTAGCGATTACGCCATTGGCAAGCCCAAGCAAACCATTGCCATTGACAACAGGGGGGAAGGCGGCGGCGATTACGAGCGTTACAGCGATGACGAACTTCGCGCCATCGCCGACGGCGGAGCAAGCCCGACGGGAACTGGAAAGGCGACAAGCGGCGCAGGCGGAGCGGGCGCGGCGCGAACTGGCGCGCAGGCATTTGATTGATTTTGCGCGGCTGGTTGACCCTGCTTTTCAGACCGCGCCGCATTTGGACTTGATTGCGGGGTATTTGGAGCGGGCGCGGCGAAGAGAGATTCGGCGGCTGATGATTTTTGCGCCGCCACGGCACGGCAAAAGCCGTCTGACGAGCGAGATTTTTCCGGCATGGGCGCTGGGGATTGACCCCGGCGAGCAGTTTATGGTGTGCAGTCATACGCAAAATTTGGCGGACACATTTAGCAGAAATGTGCGCAACACGATTGGCTCTGAGTTATACGCCGGCGTGTTTGACAAAACGCGCCTGAGCGATGACAACGCAACGATTCAAAAGTGGACGCTGGCGGGGTTTGCGCGGCCCGCGATGATGGCGGTGGGCGTTGGCGGAAGCCCAACCGGGCACGGCGCAAAAATTTTGGTGATTGACGACCCCATCAGCAACGCAGAGGACGCAGAGAGCGCGTTGCAGCGCGAGGCGATTTATCGCTGGTATGTGGACACGATTTACCCGCGTCTTGAGCCAAATGCGGTGATTATTTTGATGATGCAACGCTGGCATGAGGATGACCTCGCCGGGCGGCTGCTGCGCGACCAAGACAAAGCCGACCGGTGGGAGGTGGTGAATTTGCGGGCGCTGGCCGAGGCCGATGACCCGCTGGCGCGACCGGCTGGCGCAGCCTTGTGGCCCGCGCGATACGACACGAAAGCACTGGCGCAAATACGGGCGGTGAGCCAGCGCAGTTTTGAGGCGAAATATCAGCAAAGGCCGCGCCCAGCCGAGGGCGCGATGTTTAAGCGGGGCTGGCTGCGGGTGGTGGATGGGTGCCCGGCTGGATTGAGGTGGGCGCGGTATTACGACCTGGCTTATAGCACCAAACAGGCGGCGGACAACACGGCGACGATTGCCGGGGCGCTGGGAAAGGATGGGGTGTTGTATTTGCGGCGGGGTCGCGCGGGCAAGCTGGAATCGCCGGACGCGCGAAAACTCATCACCGAGTTGATGCTGAACGAGCCGGAAACGCGGCACGGAGTGGAGGCGAAGATTCACGGAGCACCCATCGTGCAGGATTTGCGGCGTGAAACGAGAGTGGCGCATGTGGCGCTGGCGGCGGTGGAAATTCACAATGACAAGATGGTGCGCGCCGCGCCGGTGGCAGACCGCGCAGAAGCGGGCAAGGTGGCGTTTGTGCGGGAGAGCGTTAATGATGATGGCTGGATACGCGACTGGTTTGATGAGATGTGCGCGTTTCCGTTTGGGGCGCACGACGACCGGGTGGATGCAGTGAGCGGGGTGAACCAGATGCTGGCAAAGAGCGTTCAAATCGTATGGGGTGATTGATATGGGATTAAAAGAAGCGTGGCAGGCATTGCGAGGCGGGGGCGCGGCGCGACAGGACGCGGCGAAGCGACCGCGCGGGATTTTTTATGATTATCTGGGTGGATGGGGGGCCAGCCAGGAATATACGTTTGGGAACAACCCGCGCGGGTGGATGGACGCGGTTAAGAGCAATGTGTGGGCGAAGAACTGCGTGAATGCGCGGGCGAGCGTCATCGCCCAGGTGCCGCTGAAACTTTACAGGGGCACGGGCGAGAACAAGCAAGAGGTGATGGAGCACCCGGTTCTGGATTTGTTGAGCGAGGTGAACCCGCTGAATTTGAACAAGAGCCTGCTGCGCAAGCAGACGGCGCAACAACGCTCCATTTTTGGAGAATGTTTTTGGTTGAAGGTGCGGCCATCGCCGGGCCAGCCACCCAGCGAACTGTATGTGCTGGCGGCGAATGACATTGAGGTTTTGCCTGACGCGCAGGTGTGGGTGCGCGGTTACCAATGGCTACCGACCGGCGTGATTTACACGCCGGAGGATGTGATTCGGTTTTATTACCCGGCGTTTGACGGGACGCCGCGGGCGGAAAGCCCGACCGCGACCGCGCTGGACCCCATCAACCGATACAACCTGGCGGACATCAGCCAGGCGAGCGTTGACCAGCGGGGCGGGCAGGGCGGCGGGATTGTGTTTTACCCGGACACGGTGGACGAGAAAACGTTTAACGACATGCGCACGGACTGGGACGCGAAGCGCAACAACGTGAAGAACGCCGGGCGGGATATGCACGTGCTTGGCGCTCTGGATTACAAGCCGGGGGCGTTTGCGGCGCGGGAGATGCAACGTGAGGAACGGGCGGCGCGGCTGGCGAAGGAAATCATGGCGGCTTACCAGGTGCCACCCGCGGCGGCGGGGGATTACAGCGACGCGAGTGTTCTGTCGAATGCGGCCATCCAGAGCCGAATGTTTTGGGAGTTGTGGGCGCAGGACGAACTGGGCGATATTGCCGAAACGCTGAACTATGACTTGCTATGGATGGAGTATGCGGGCAGCCGCGAGGCGGGGCTGTATTTTGAGCATGATTTGAGCGGGGTGGCCGCGCTGAGAGAAAATGACGCGGATGTGATCAACCGGGCGGCGGTGGCGTTCCAATCTGGGTTGATTACGGCGAATGAGGGCCGGACGCGGATTGGGGAGAAGCGAATTGCGGATGATGAGCTGGCGGACAAGCTGCTGATTGCGATTGACGGGACGCAGGCGACCAACGAGCGGGCGAAGGCGGACGCGGCCAGCCCGACGTATGACAGCTCGCGGTTGGGGGCGAAGGCGGGGCAATTACAAATTACGAATGACGAATTACGAATTCCGGTGGTGGATTTTGTTGGCATGGCCGCTCAGGATATTGCTGGCAATGAATTGGGAACGATTGAGGGCATCAAGCGGTTTGGGGAGTGGGACGGGATTGTGGCGACCAAGGCCGAGCCGGTGGTGATGATTGGCGGCAAGGCGCATCGCGCGGGCGAGGTGCGTGTTGCGGTGGAGGTGGAGTGATGGCGAGCGGGGCTGTGCTTTTGCGAATCAGGCCAGACGAGCTGGAGAAATTTGGGCGGCTGCGTGGCAAGCTGAGCCGGGCCAACCAGGTGATTATTGACACGGCAACGGACGAACTGCGCGACTATGGCAAGCTGCTGAAGGAGACGATGCGCGGCGAAGCCCCGGTGAAGTTTGGGGTGTTGCGGGAAAGCATCCGTTACGCGGTGCGGCAGGCGGGCACCAAAAACGTGACGCTGGAAGTGGCAGCGGGCAATGCGAGACGGCCTGAGGTTGTGGTTAAGACGATTTTGTTTGGCAGCCGACCGCATGTGATTGTGCCCAAGCGGGCGCGGGTGCTGGCGTTCCCCGGCAGCGGGGGCAAGATGGTGTTTGCCAGCCGGGTGAACCACCCCGGAACGAACCCGAACAACTTTATGGAGCGGGCGTGGTGGAAGACGGGCGGGGAGCGGGTGCAGATGGTGCAGCGCATCGGGCGGGTGAGCGTTGAGAAGATTATGAGATAACTACGAATTGGTTTATAGTGGGGGTATGAGCAACTTTGAGCGGTTAAACGAGCTTGCTGAATTGCCAGACGAGTGGCGTGAGTTTGTATTTAACGAGTTGATGAGCGAGGAGGAGCGGGAAGAGGTCGCAGCAAGTCTTCAAGAGTTTATCAGCCAGACAATGGAAGCGGTGAGGCAGGTTATGCCCTTTTTGCACCAGCTCGCAGAGGAGATTACGGGTCAATTTTCGCAAGTCACGAAGTCTATTGAGAATTGGCGCAATTCTTTGCCGCCCGAACTCGTTGCAAAAATGGCGACACGACAGGCTGGCGATGAGAGCCGTTAAAAATGTAGTGCTGAAGTGGCTAATGTGGCCGATTGATGTGCTATTGCCTAGAACACAAAAAATGGTGGACGAATTTGACTGCACACCGAATTCGCAAAAGCAGTTTGAGTTAATAATGAAAGCGCGCGCGGCTATTGAGCGCGAGATGCAATCAGCAGAGCAGGATGGTTATACGGGGCGTGGAATTTGGAGATTACGGGCGCAGGGCGTTTGTTTTACTGTTTTGAGTGGGCAGAGAGAAATTAAGCGGGACTACATTGACGTGGTAGCTGACAGCAAGGGCGACGCCATTTTATTTTTTGAAAATAGATACGGGACAGGAATACATGAAGCGGTTGTCGAGGCTGAATTGCTAATAGATAGTTTTGCGGTAACCGAAACCGCCGCGGCTAATATAGTTAAGTGGTTTAGGTAGTTGAAATCGCAGAACGGATGTGCTATATTTGAGGCGTTGGCGCATTTGACCAGCCAGCGCCAAAATTGAGATTTACGAAGATTGGCTTTTGGCCGCGCCGGACGGCTTATCTCTCTGCTAGCAGGAGAATCCGGCAATTAAATAACTGAGACCAGAGCGAAAAACGCGAGGTCACCGAAATGGTGATCTCGCGTTTTTTATTTGCACAAGAGACGATAGACGATGGACGATAGACGATACCCAGCCCAGCCAGAGCCGGGCTACGCGATTAAGGCGGTGGATGGCGCGTTGGAATTGGATGTGGTGGGCTTGCCGTTTGGGACGGACAAGGGGGGACACACGGTGACGCGCGAGACGGATATTGGACTGCGGGCGGACGAAAGTGTGCCGGTTTACTACCATCATGGCTACGCCGAGCGGGGCGCGAAGGCGGTGGAACGCATCGCGCGGGCCATTTACAGGGGTGTTGGAAATGTGGGCGGCGTGGATGGACATGTGTTCCGGGTGGTGCTGGACGGGGCGAAGGCCATCGCCCAGAGCATTTATGAGAGCGCGAAGCAGGGCAAGGCGCGGGCGAGCAGTGACAGCGCGCCGCATCTGGTGCGCCCATTTGGAATTGTGGGGCAGCGCGGGACGCTCTCCAGTTGGCCGGTGCTGGGGTTGAGTTTGATGGACGCGGCCACGTATTTGACAGCGGTGAATCCTAACGCACTGGCATTGCCAGCATTAAAGGCGTTTGTGAGTGAGGCGGGTGAAACGGGCGAGGCAGGCGGGGTTGAGATTGACCCGCAACGCCTGCTTGACGAGATTAAACGCCTCGAAGGTTCAGTTAAAGCAGAGGAAAAAATGGCAGAGGAAACGAAGATTGAGGTGCAGCCTGATGTGTTGGCGCGAATCACCAAAATTGCTGATTTGAGCGACACGCTGGTGGCGATTGCGGCGAAGGCCAAGCAACGCGAAAGCGATGAGGCTGCCAACGCGCAAGAGGCCGCGTTTAAGGCCAAGGTGGACGCGGCGGTGAAGGCGAAGATGGACGAGATGGGCGCGGCGCAGAACCGCCCAGGCTTCCGCACGGACGCGGCGAAGGCCGACGACCCTGCAGCCAAGGCCGAACTGAAGCAGTTTGACGACTACCTGCGCAATGGCAACCCGGCGTGGCTGACAGCGGCGAAGGCGACAATGAACGAGGCGACTGCGGGCCAAGGCGGGTATTTGGTGCCGGTGAAATACAGCAATGAGCTGACCCGACCATTAACTGACATGAGCATTTTGCGCATGGCAGGGGCGCGTGTGCTGCCCGTTGAGGGCACCAACTCTTTCAAATGGCCTGTGTTGACGCCCAGCGCGGCGGCCACGATCACGGCTGAATCTGGCTCCATTCCGCAAGCGGAGCCGATTTTGAATGAGCTGACGTTTACACCGTACGCGCTAAAGCGGCTGGGCAAGGCCACTGATGAACTGCTGGCGGATTCGCGGTTTGACGTGTTTAACACGGTGCTGCGCCCGGACATGCTGCAAGCGTTTGCGGCGGGGGAGAACGGCTATTTCTCGACTGGCACGGGCACGGGGCAGCCGCAGGGCGTGGTGACCGGGGCGAGCGCGGGCGTGACGGCGGCCAGCGCGACCACGGTGACCGCCGATGAGGTGATTGACCTGTTTTACAGCCTCAACTACCTCTACCGCCAAAACGCGGTGTGGCTGATGAATGACGCGACCGCAAAGATTATGCGCAAGCTGAAGGACACCACGGGCGATTACTTGTGGCAGAACGGCTTGCAGGCCGGACAGCCGGCCTCTTTGCTGGGGCGCCCGGTCTACACGCTGAACGCGATGGACACGCCGGCGGCTGGCAAGAAAACCATTTTGTTTGGCGACATGAGCTACTTCATGATTGCGGACTTCAATTTGGGGCAGCCCGAAGTGAAGCGACTTGAGGAACTCTATGCCGGGACGGGCGAGATGGGGTTTCGCATGTGGCGGCGCGTGGACGCGAGGGTGTTGTTGAGCGCGGCGATCAAGTATCTGGCGCACCCGTAGGAATTCTGAATTCAGAAATCTGAATGCTGAAAACCACCCCCAAACATGTACGGAACACCGGCGGAGTTTAAGGCTTATGTGAATGAATTGAGCGGCGGGACGCAGAGCGCGTTTACCGCCGCTCAGGACGCTGTTGTTTTGCAGTTTCTTGAGCAGGCGCAGGCGGAAATTGAACGGGCCACCGGGCGGCGGTTTGAGGCCGCGACCGAAACGCGCACGTATGGCGCGGAGGATGTGGACGGGCAAACACTGCGGCTGGATGAGGAATTGCTGACGCTGACAGGGCTTGCTGATGGGGCTGGCGCGGCCATTGCGCTGGAGAGCACGACGTTGGAGCCGCGCAACGCGGCGGCCAAGAGCCGCATCACCCTGAAGCCGGGGACGCGCTGGAACGAGACCAGCGGGGATGTGAGCGTGAGCGGGATGTGGGGGCACTGCGAAACGCCCACGGCGGATGTGATTCGAGTGACTTACCGGCTGGCGTGGTTTTACTGGCAGAAGCGGAGAAGCACGGGCGAGACGCAGTTGATTGACGGGCGCACGGGAAACGTGGCGAGCGAATACCCGGCTGACATTCGCAAGTGGCTGAGCGAGAACAAAAAGCGGATGGTGCGATGAGCAGTTTGCCGGAGATTTTGGCCGCGTTTACTGAACGCCTGCGCACGCTGACGGGCGCGGTGGAGTGGTATGCCACCCAGCCAGGCGAGGAGATGGGCGCGTTGCCCGCGTGTTACACCGATTACGACGGGAGCAAGCCGCATCGTGAAACGTATGGCAAACCCAGCGCGCAGATGTGCCACCGCGTTCACAGCCTGATTGGGGTGGTGGCGGTGGGGCGCACGAGCGACCTGGCGAGCGAGGGGCCGCGGCTGGCGCAGATGGCGCAGGCGGTGATGGATGGGTTTGACCAAGATTACACGCTGGGCTACGAGGAAGGCGTGGAACTGAAGATTGCGAATGTGGCGCAGGAAACGATTTACCTGGGCGCGGGGCAAACGCCTTACACGGCGTTGCTGGTGAGCGCCGAGGTGAAGGAGATTGTATGAAATACAGGCTGAAGGCGAAGCAGCTTTTGAGCACAGAGCACGGGGCGAAAAGCGCGGGCGAGGTGTTTGAGAAAGAGGCCACGCCGGAGGAGATTGAGCTGGGCGTTCAGCTTGGGTTGTATGAGCAATTACGAATTACGAATGACGAATTACGAATTGACGAAGGGCAACCCGGCGCGAAGACGGAAGGCAGCAAAGACGGGGACAACCCCGAATCGGAGATTGTAAAACCCACCCCCAGCCCCTCCCAAGGGGAGGGGGGAAAGGCGAAGAAGGGAGGTAAACAGAAATGAGCAAGTATGCAGGAACGGCGGTGCAGATTGGGTATGCGCCGATGACACGGTTGACGGCGGGCGGGACGCTGCCGCTGACCTCGTTGAGCGTGGAGGACGCGAGCGCCTTCCCGACAACGGGGAGTTTGACGATTGGGGCGCAAACAATCACCTACACGGGCAAGACGGGGACGACGTTTACGGGTTGCACGGGCGGCACGGGCGCGGTGGCCGCCGGGGCCAGCGTGGTGGGCGCAACTTTCACCGACCTCTCGTGCTACACGAAGGAATACGAGGACGAGACGAAGGTGGAAGAGATTGAGGCGACGGCATATTGCGACGGGAACAACAAGTCGTATGTGCCGGGGCAAAAAGAGATGACGCTGAAGTTTGTGGCGTTGCACGATAACGGGCCGTTTGCCACCAGCCCGCAGGCGGTCATTGAGGGATTGACGGGGGTTGAGTGCTTGTGGCGCATCCGTGAGCGCGGGACGGGGACGGGCAAGCCGGAACGCACGGCGCAGGGGTTCATCACAAGCCGGGCGGCCAGCGCGCCGATGGATGACGCGGTGAGCACGGAGATTGAAATCCGCGTGAACAACATTGCAAACGGCGCGTATGCAGCGCAGGCGTAGGCAATTACTAATTACTAATTGCGAATTGCGGGCGGGGAGACAAGCATCTTCCCGCCCGCGACCAAAACACAAACATGGCAATTAACAAAACGGCAAGAATTGACGCGGGCGCGGGGTATGAGGGTGAGTGGTTTGATGTGCGGGGGATCACGATGCGAGACAGCGATGCCGCGCAGAAGGCCGCAGATGATGTGAACGCTGGCGCTGAGGGCAAAACGGCGCTGCTGGCGCGGATTATCACGGACTGGTCGTTTACGGATGAAAAGGGCGCCAAGCTGCCCATCACCCCCGCGAATTTGGCGGACATGGACGTGGCGGCCTACGCCCCGGTGCTGGAACACATTAAGGCGAAAAGCCCAAAAGTTTAGACGCGGCAGAGCGCAGGTTCATCCGCGCGGTGAGCGAGGGCTGGGCGGTTGAGGAGCTGCGCGAGGCGAATTGGGAGATTCCAAGCAACGCGGGGGAGCTGACGCAACTGATGACGATGGCAAACGCCTGCGAGTTTTTTCATTGTTTGCCGGAGCAGGTGATGGCGCACGATTATGCGCTGCTGGTGAATGTGATGAATGTGGCGAGCGCGATGAGGAAGTGAGGAATTCTGAATGCTGAATTCTGAATGCTGAAAGGCGGGCATCCTTCGACTGCTCGCTCCGCTCGCGCTTAGGATGAGCGGAGGGGGAAAGTAAAACATGGCACTGGAGCAGCTAAAACTTGTTGTAGACGCGGTGGACAACGCGAGCGGTGTGCTGGGCGGGATTGGCAGTGCGCTGGGCCGGGTTGGCGACATCGTGGGCACGGCGGTGGTGGGCGCGTTTGCGGCGGGCGGCGCGGCAGTGGCGGCGTTTGGGGCGACATCGCTGAAGAACGCGGCGGATTTTGAGCAGAGCATGAACATGCTCCAGGTGGTCTCTGACGCAACGGGGGCGCAGATGGCCGCGCTGAGCGAGAAAGCCATCCAGCTGGGGGCGGATATGACGCTGCCCAATACCTCTGCAAAAGACGCGGCGGAGGCAATGACGGAGCTGGCCAAGGCCGGGCTGAGCGTTGATCAGACGATGGCGGCGGCAAAAGGAACGCTGCAACTGGCGGCGGCGGCGCAGATTGAGAACGCGCAAGCGGCGCAAATCACGGCGCAGGCTCTTAATGCCTTCAAGTTGAGCGGGGATGAGGCGGTGCGGGTGGCGGATTTGCTGGCCGCGACCGCGAACGCCAGCGCGGCAGAAATTACCGATGTGGCGAACGCGATGCAGATGAGCGCAACCGTGGCGGCCACGGCGGGCGTGAAGATCGAGGATTTGACGACTGCCATCGGTTTGATGGCAAACGCGGGCATTAAAGGCAGCGACGCGGGAACATCGCTCAAAACGATGTTGATGCGGCTGCAAAACCCCACGGATGAGGCGGCGGGGTTGATGAAGCAGTTTGGCATCAACATTTACGACGCGAGCGGGCAGATGCGCCCGATGGACGCGCTGGTGGCGCAGTTTACGGGGAAGCTGAGCGGGCTGACGCAGGAGCAGAGGAACGCGGCTCTGGCGACCATTTTTGGCACGGACGCGGTGCGGGCGGCCAACGTGGTGCTGATGGGCGGGTCTGAGGCGTGGGACAAGATGCACACGAGCGTGACCAAGGCCGGGGCGGCGCAGGAACTGGCGCGGGCGCAGACGCGCGGGCTGAACGGGGCGATTGACGGGCTGAAGAGTGTGCTGGAAACGGCGGGGCTGGTGCTGGCCGGGCTGTTCCTTAAGCCCCTGACGGAAGTGGTGCTAAAGCTGGGGGATTTTGTGAGCAGCTTGCCGATTGAGGAGATGGCGGCATTTGCGGCGGCGGCGCTGGCGAGCAGCGACCCGCTGGGGATGGTGGTGGGCAAGCTGATGGAATTGACGGGCGGGCTGGGCGCGGCGCAGGCAGGGCTGGGCGGGCTGGCGACATTTATTACTGCGACTTTTGGGCCGGCGTTGAACAGCTTGCAAGCGCTATTTGCAACGGTGTTTGGGATGATTCAGACGAGCGTGACAGAGAAGCTGAATTTGATCACGGCTTTTTTGACTGAGAACGGGGCGGCGTTGCAGGCATTGTTTACGAGCGTGTGGAACGGGCTGGCCTTGATTGTGACGACTGCCATCGGCACGATTACGGCGATTTTGCAAGCCTTTGCGCCATACCTGCAAGCAATTTTTGGGCAAATTTCGCTGTTTATTCAGGCGCACGGGGCGGAGATTGTGCTGTTTTTGCAGACGGCGTGGAACATGATCGTGGGCATCATCACCACCGCGCTTCAACTGATACAGGCGATAGTGGTTCCTGTTTTTACCGCGCTGACGCAGTTTATTAACCAGCACGGCACAGAAATACAGGCTATTTTGAGCGTGGCGTGGGAGGCGATTAAGACCATCATCACGGTGGCGCTCACACTGATTCAGGGCATTTTGCAGGGCGCGCTGGCATTGATCAACGGGGACTGGAAAGCGGCGTGGGAAATACAGCGCACGGTGACCGAGGTGATTTGGAATGCCATCCAGGGTTTTATTACAACTGTCGCTAATGCCATCGGCGTTTTTATTAGCGCGTGGCTGGCGCAGGTGCAAACGAGCTGGAACACAATCTGGAGCGCAATAGGGCAGTTTTTGAGGGCTTTGCTGGCGCAATTGAGCGATTACATCCAGCAGAGGTGGAATGCAATTTACACGTTTTTGGTGACGGCATTGACGGCCATTTACAACGCATTTAACGCGGTATGGAACACGATTAAGACGCTTGTTTTTACTGTGACGAACGCGATTTGGCAGGCCCTGCAAAGTGTGTGGGCGCAAATCACGGCGTGGATGACGCAAACGCTGGAGAACATCCGAACCATATTTGTTGACACGTGGGAGCGGGTGCGGCTGGCGGTGGTGGACGCGCTGAACGCGATTTGGACGGCGATTCGCACCACGCTGGAGCGGTGCGTGCAGGGCATCATCGGGTTTGTGGGGCAATTTGTGGAAGCGGGAAAGGCGATTGTGCGCGGCGCGGAGCAGGGCGTATGGGACGCGGCGAATGCGCTGTTGAACGCGGTGGTGGACGCAATGCGCAGGGCGCTGGAAGCGGCCAAGCGGGCGCTGGGGATTGGGTCGCCGAGCAAGGAATTTGCGCAGGGCGTTGGAGAACCCATCATGCAGGGCGTGGGGGTGGGGATTGATGATGGGGCTGGCGGCGTGGATGACACGCTGAGCAAACGTTTGCGAGATTTGCTGGGCACGGCTGAGACCAGCAGCGCCGGGATAGCGATGGCGATAGGGGACACCATATTGGAGAGGGTTAAGACGGCGATTGAGCAGATGCGCGAGATGATGCGCAGTTTCCTAAGCGAATTGCGGGGGATGTTTGTGAGCGAGTTTGGCGCGCTGCGGGCTGAGTTTGAGGATTTCTCTATGTCTCTCATTGACCTGGCAGATTACACAGGCAAAAAGCTGGGCGAGGGGATGCGCCCGCCGGGTTGGGATGCGCCCACGCCATACACGCCCGCGCCAGTGTATAGCCGGGCTGGGTATCCCACCCCCAACCCATCCCAAGGGGAGGGGGGGATAACCGTGAAGATTGACGCGGTGATTAACAGTGATGTTGATATTGAGCTGATGGCGCGGCGGGTAGCTACCGTGCTGCAAGCGAGGTGATGAACGATGATCCGGTTTTCTGTTTTTGATGAATTGACGAACACGACGATTAAGCTGTATGAGGACGCGACCAGCTTTGCGCGGACGACCAAATACGCGCGAGAGACGAGCGCGGATAAGGAAGCCGTGACCGAGAGTATGGTGATTTATTTTGACGGCATCCGGCGCGATGGGATAGCGAATGTGCTGGCGAAGCTGAACCGCGCGGGGATCGCGGCGCGGGCGAGAGCCATCAACCGGACGGGGCCGCGGGTGTGGCTGCAGGCGGAATACAGCGTAACCACCAGCGCGACCTTCACGATGTATCGCACGGAGCTGGTGGATTTGCGGGTGAACGCGAGCGAGCGGGACGCGCGGCGAGACGCGAAGAACCGCGCTGAGTTTGTGTTTGTGTTTACGCGCGCAAACTGGTGGGAGATGAGCGCGGAACAGACGCTGGCGAGCGGCGTGAGCGGGCGCAATATCGTAAATGCGCAGATTAGCGCCGGAACCCCGGCGGGAGATATGCCCGCGCCGGTTGATCTAGAAATTACATGCCCGGTGCAGGGGACGGGCAGCGAGAATCCGCCATTGTGGATGTGGCTGGCGAATCATGCGCTGGATGCAAACGTGGGCAACCTTAAATACTGGGTTGAGCCGGGAACGCTTGCTAATGGCGGAACCAGCGTGAGCAGTTTTGGAATCGTGCGCAACATGAATTACATCGAGTGGAATGTGAACGCACAGAGCATGCAGACGCTGTTGTTTAGCAGCGACATGAGCAATGCAGAGTATTTGCAATACATGAACGGCAGACCGTTTCGGGCGTTTTGCGCGTTTAGATGTGACAGCAGCATGGTGGCTGTGTGGCTGGAGTTTTATACAACCACAGGGGGCGAGACGCTGCTGCACAGAACAAACGCGCAGTTTTTGCCAACGCGACTGGTGGGCATGACTTTTTGCGCGTTTGACATGGGCATGGTGACCATGCCGCCGGGAGGACGTTCCGGACTGAGCAACGACACCATCCGCGTGAAGATGTTTGCAAGCAACTACGGCAACGCGGCAGTGCGGGTAAACGTGGACGAGCTTTTATTCATCCCGCTGGATTCATATCAGATGGTGAATAACAGCAAGAGTGGCGCGTCTCAGGCGCAACCGTTCGCGGAGGTGATACGAAACTCGGACGGGGTGGCATTTCATCGCGACAGCACGGGGGCAGAGCACTTGACGATGACAACGTATGGCGAACTGGTTGCTTTTCCAAATGGTCCTAACATGTTTTATATGCTTGGCGATTGGAACGGCAGCGCGGGGAATGGCGTGAGCATGACGGTGAACTTGAAATACAGACCGCGCTACGTTGAATTGCCGGGGGATTACGCATGAAATTCTTTGCCCAATTTTTTGACCGGCAAAGCAATTTGCCAAAGTCGATGCCACGCGCCCGGCTGGATGTGAAACGGTTTGGCACAACGGCTCTCTGGGGGCCAGACAAAGCCAGCGCGAAAATTTCCGGGCGGCGCGAGGAGCTGTGGCGGTTTGTGGATATGCTGCGCGATGGCGTTGAGCTGTATGACGAACACGGTGAGTGTGTATGGTGGGGTTATTTGTATGGGATGAGCCTGAACATTGGCAGTTGGAAGGTTGGGTTTAGTTTGGACAAAACCGCGAACACCATACAGATCGCATACACCGCGCCGGGCGCAAGCGGCACTAAAAAATTAACGGTTGAGGAGATCGAGGAGGACAGCATTAACCTGTATGGGCGGATGCAGATTGTCTACTCGGCGAGCGACATCACGGACGCGCAGGCGGCGCGGCTGAGCAACATTCTGTGGACGCGGATTGCCTACCCGGTCGCGAGTGTTGTGGCAGAGGGAGGGGGGAATGCCCGCCCCCAGCCCCTCCCAGAGGGAGGGGAGTATACGGGCGAGTTGACGTTTAGAGGGTGGCACACGTGTCTGGACTGGCAGTATGCCAGGCGGGAAGCAACGGGCGACGTGGATACCGCCACGCAGGTGGCGAATCTCATCAACACGTTTGGAACTTACCAAGTGCGCGCCAAACTGGCTTACCCGCTGACGCTGCCATATGAATTGCTGGACATTTACGCAGGGAACACGTTTGTGTATGTGACCGACACAGCGCCATTTTCGGCGGCGGGGACGCTGGCGATTGGAACGAGCGGGGCGCAAGTGTTTTACGCGGGCAAGCAGCGCGATAGATTTACTGGGTGCACAAACAGCGGAAGCGGGACATTTGCGGCGGGGACGTATGTGTATGGGGCAAAGATGCTCTTGCGCGATGCGCGAGTGGAGAGCGCGAGCGGCTTGGTGGTGAGTGATTACAAGCGCGGGGATGCCAGCGCGCTGCGGGAAGTTGAGGATTTGCTGCAAAGCGGAACCATCAACAAACGCAGGTTGCTGTGCAGCGTTGAGCGAGACCGCAGTGTGCGCATTTACGAAGAGCCGGGCAGCACGACCGAGGATGTTGTGCTGCGCTTGGACGGGAGCGTGGAGCGCATCGGGACGCGCTGGATTAACCCCTACGCGCCGAGCGGCGTGTGGGCCAGTATGCGCGAGCTGTTCGGCGGGTTGCAGACGCTAAACTCGATTCATGATGTGAGCGCGGTGTTTATTGAAAAGTGCGAGTGGGACGCGGAGCGCGGCGCGGCGATGCCGACGCTGAGAGACAACGATAACCCGTTAGATGTGAGCACGGTTGTGCAGGGGTGAGCTATGGAATTTGTGAGCGATTTGGTGAGGAAGTTGAAACCGCACATGGCGGAGATGATCAACGGGCTGGTGACGGGTGCGGTGAAGTTTGCGCTTTTGCACGTGGATGGGGATGTGCTGATTGAAGGGACAGCGAGAAGGATTAAGGGGGATTTTAACAATGGCGCGGTGGCAAACCGCACGATTATTCAGAGTGCGACAACCGGCGTAACTTCGGTTGGTCTTATGCCGGGGGGAACCGGATTAACTGCAAACATTAGGCTGATGAACGGGTCGGATGCCGCAAACGCAACTGCGCTGCGCGTTGAATCAAATTCAATAGAAACACACGTTGATACCGTTACCGCGGGCAGTTCTGCGCTACTGCCTCATCGAATAAAAATGAGCACTGTGGTGAAAATAGAATTAGCGACCGATGGGGAGATAAATCTCACGCCCAGCAAGAGGATAAAAATTGGCAACGCCAGCGCCGCGCCAAGCGACACGCCCAGCGGGGGCGGGTATTTGTTTGTGGAAAACGGGGTATTAAAATACAAGGGGAGCAGTGGGACGGTAACAACCATCGCGGCGGCGTGAGTATTTTACATAATCATCATTATGTAAAATAGATACCGCGTCAGGTTAACCGAATCCCGCCGCGTTTGCGTCTTGCGCCCTTCCAAAATCGCCCGAACCATTTCACTGCTGAAAAGTATTGGTTTTTCTTTCATTTTGTCACCACCCCCGCCAGCGGGACTGGCTCAAGCAGGGTGGGCTGGATGATGACGAAGCGGGCGGCGTAGCGGCCCAGTTTTGCCTCGGCGGTGACGGGGTTGGCACAGAGTTGAACGCCTGCCAGCGCGGCGTAGCGGCGGAAGGTTTCTAACTCGTTTGCCCAGTCGCGTTTGGCGCGGGGCGTGGCTGGCGCGGTGCCTTCGCGGTAGACGAGGAAGGCTACGCGGGGGATGACGCGGATGAACGCGCCGTTGCCGAGTTTGGTGTAGCAGTCTTCTCCGTCCGCCACGAGGGACTTGATCGTGGCGGTGAGGACGGGCTGGGCTTTGATGAATTTTGAATAGGTCATGGGGATGCTCCTAATTTGTAAAGTTGAACGCGGGCGTATAGCAATGCGCGGCTTTGGACTTCACTGTGTTGGGTGAAATCCAGAGCACTTCTGTGCGCTCGCGGTTGGAGGCAAGCGCATCGGTGCGGGCGGTGGTTTCTACGCGATGCCAGCCGATGTAAAGTTCATCGTAAAGGTCGCTGGGATAGCCACTCAGAATGACCATGCCCTGCGTCTGCAGAAGAGTGGCAGCAAGCGCGCGATGCGCCGTGTCGTCCATCTCGTGGACGTATGTGGTGGATGCCCACCGCCCTGAGCGAGTGGATCGCACGTAAGGCGGGTCCACATAGAACAGGGTTTCCGGCGTGTCATAGCGGCGAATACAATCCAGCGCATCGGTTGATTCGATTTGGACATCTTTTAGTCGCGCGGCAATGTCATATAGGTGCGACATGTCATTCCAGTCATCGCACGGGGTTTGCCCTCTGCTGTCAGTGCGCATGAAACGCCAGCCGCCCAGCTCCACCACCCCGCCCCGCCCGCGCCCCATCCAGCACCATGCGGCAAACCGCCGCGCATTTTCTAGCGCGTCATCGGTAACGATGCTGGCCTGCAGGTATTCGGCGCGGCTATACGGTGTAAGCGCAATGGCGCGAACAAGGGCATCTGGGCGCTCTCGCAGAACCTTGAAAAAGT